GCGTTCTGGACAAGCTCTCCATGACACTACTCCAACATTTATCGTTTTTATTAATACGAATATGTAAGGAGTACCATTTACATAAGTCCATGCCATCTTAACATCCACGCTTGTAGTATGTCCAGAGAACCAAAGTTTAGGAAAAAATCCCCCACGTTGTTGAAACGTTAAGAAAAGCCTTAAACTAACGTAAATTTACGCCGTTATTTTTGTATAATTTAAAGAGAAGAAGATTCCCCGCCGGGGGGTACGGGGGGAAGAGAAAAAGTTAAGGAAAAAACCCTTAGTTTAACGTTATTATATCGTTGTAAAGAGACACGCTAAAATCAGGGTTTAAGCCGGTGATGTTATCGATAAAATGCACGCCATACCACTGTGCCATTACCTTTGTTTGTGGTTTATGCATGAAGAAGAAGACTAAGTCTTCTCCATAGAATACATAATTATTATTAGTTGTGACTGAATAACTGACATTAAAAATCCTTCCTTCCGTCTCTCGAAACAATCGTTTTATGTATAAGCCTTTAAAAGCCGTTAAACCTAAAGCACAAAAATCCACGGTATCGCCATCTTTTACATCATTTGGTTTAAGCCATTCTATTCCTTTCCCTACGCTCACGCCCTTAAAGGTTTTTAACGCATACACACCGCATATAACCTCACTATTATACCTTTCTAACTCAACTCGTGAAGGTATTTTATTAGGTAAAACGTCATCATCAATAAAAATCAGCCAATCCTCATCTCTAAGCATAGGTAATGCATAAAGGACTTGTAGATTCCTTTGCAAAAGTATGTTATTATGCTTATTTATTATGACTACTTTGTCTTTTACGTTCTTTAATAATGGAAGAAGATTAACGTTAATTGAACCTCTAGTAGCTATGCTAATCACCATGATTTATTCCACCTCTAACCCACTGTCATGGTAAAATGCTAGTGTCTGAGAATCAATATCAAAACTTATCTTGTATAGTATTCCGCATAAAATTATTGCACCTAATTCTATCAAACCTTCATCACAAAATTCTTTATACTTTAAGATGAATCCATCTACTCTATCCTTGTTAATTTTAATATCCTTATAGTCTAAAATAAGCATTAACATTAGGGGATTTGGTTTTTCTTTATATTGTTTTAACAAACTCCTTAACTTCTCATCCTTAATTTCGTTTAAACATTCCATGGCTTATAACCTTATTATTTTCTCTACTTTAGCAATCGGAACAGTCTCCTTTGATAACTCATCTCTTACCATTTTTTCTATTGCCTTCCTTATTGCTTCTGATCTATTTAACCCATATCTTATTGCGTATCTATCTAATAGTTCTAACAAGTCTTCTTCTACCTTGAAGGTTACAACTCTCATGGTTCTCTAGTTTAAAATTAGAGAAGAAGAGATTTAAAAAAGATAAGACCAAAAAAAGAGTATTACTTTTACTTTGCTTGGGCGTTTGCTTGAGCGTTATGCTCTATCTTTTTCTGAGCTAAGGCGTTTACATCATTTAATGTACTCATATCAAGTAAGGCGTTTATACCAGTTACAGTGGTCTGCTTAATACTTTCTACCGCAACAGTGGTAGTCTGAGCCATTTGTGTCATTGTGTTCCTATATGTCTCGTTAGCTTGCCTCTCGTTAAATATATGAGCTACTTCCCCTACAACAAACGCTCCTATCAGTACGCCCATTACGGCGTAGAAACCGTCTAATACTAGTTGTGCTAGCATAGTCTCTAATTTTAAATTAGAGAAAAAGAAAGAGAAAAATTTTTCGTATAAAAAAAGGGTATTACATGACTTCTAACGACTTCTTCTTTACTTCCTGAGGATTCTCTAATATTTGTGTGCTTAGATTCTTTATTCTTTGGTAAACTTTCTCTATGATGCTCTGAGGAGAGGCATAATAATTAACCATTGTCAATGGGTCTTCCCAACCTACTCCAAACGGGCTTCTTACCCTCTTTAACTTGGGGAACCCTGTTATGACCTCTAATGGAAGGTTCAAATAATTGACCCTCCAATACGCCCCCGAACGGCGGATATCGTGCGGTATAAACGCCGGCTCAGCTTCTTCATCACCTGGATGTTTTCCTAAGAATTGTCCAAATCTATAAAGATAGTCTTTATAGGTTTCCCATGGGATTATTGATAAGAACACGTACTTTCTTCTATCTTCTGATTTGAAATTCTTTTCAGCGTACTCTTTATACTTCTTTAGCTTCTCACAGAATGTCTTTTCAAATAAATTAAGATCTATGCCTTCCCACGTCTTTTCGGTCTTACTTTCATAAACCGTGACCGTGCAATTTACCCAATCAATGTCAGTCCACTTAATGCCTAAAAGACTGCTATCCTCCTCAGTGCTTTCTCCTTCCCTAGCCATTGTTGTTATGTGTAGCATTATTGCGTCTCTAAACCTTTCACACATGTAGTCAGATACGTTCTCTTTCTTACACCATTCGTTAAGTCTAAGGAACTCCTCTGGTAATAACGTGAATTTTATTCCATTGCGTACTCCTATACGCTTCTTTCCACGCTGATAACCTTTAATGTGAACTGTAAAGTTTTCCGTAACGGGTAATGTATCATCTATGAGAGTCATCGGCTGATAGAATGACTTCTTTCTCCTATTTCTCCAATATCTCTCTAACTCACGGTATTCTTCTTCACCCCATTTTCTTGGGTCAGGTTGTTTATCTTTTAGAAGATTGTATGAATCCCTAGCCACAGCTATAGCATTCTTAAAGTAACGTGCTGAGATCTCTTGATTAACTACAAATCGATAAACGAACCTTTGAATAGTAACAAAATCGCTTATTTTCTTTAGATAATTCTTAATTTCTTGTTCAGACATATTTGGATTCTCTTTATACGCCCTTACGAATGCCTCAAACGCGTCTACATCAAATACGTTATATTCTTTCTTCTTATTCTTTCTTTCTTCTTGGTACTTATTGTAGAACTCTTCAAATTTCTTCCGTAGCTCTGCATCTTTCCTTATCTCGTCATATCTAGTTTCGAATGTATCGTATGAAACGTATTCACCTTCATTCCCTAGCTTCTTCCAAATCTTATTAGTCAATTCAAAAGCCTTCTTTGCACTTAAGCCGAAATATTGACATGCTGATAGAAATAGACGGCATTCTTCTATGTTAAGTTTTTTCGGTCTGCCTTTAGTACCTCTATTCTCTTTCGGTTCTTTCTCAAGACATAGTTTTCCTAGGCGAACCACGATAGGTTTGATCTCGGGATTTTTACGATAGAGTCTTTCATCAGCCATTCCTACTCTAATTTTAAACTAGAGATAATCCTTATTTAAATATTTTTCCCTAAACTTCTTATGGCAAAAATTGCAAAAAAACTCCTCAATTACGCTGTTAAAAAAGCTGAGCTGATACCAGTTACGGCGGATTGGGAAGATGTTAAGAAAATGTATGAAGAAGAGAAGAAGTTTAACCGTATCGTAAGGGAACTAGATAGAGAAAGAAGAAAGAAGTGAGTACATGATTTTTTTCCACATCCCGTAAGCACATGTATTGTAGAAAAAATCTGAGATTGTTAGCTTATGCACATCTTCTATGTAGAGTTGATTGATCAAATCGCCGTTAAAGAATATACTAATTTCTTCTCCTCTTTGCTCTATCCTCATCACGCAATCTCCTTCTTCATATATTATATATAATGTATTATTGCTAGGATTGTACCCTAGCCTTATCATGTTTCAGACCCTTCTTATATAAGATAATTGTCAGTGCTAAATACGGAATGTAGTAAAGAGGAATATGATGAAATACTATATATTCACTACCCCATGAATACGGCAATTCCCCTTTAAACGCCCAATAGAAAATGTCTTCTGCTACTGAATAGTTCAAAGCATTCGCTAACCAAATTCTTATGTTTCTATCAAACCCCGAAACCATGCCTAAAGCAAATACTAAAGCGTGATAAGGAGAAATTACGTTCCCTTCATTTATAGGCGTAAAATAAGCCTCAATCATAGCGTATATTATACTTATAATTAATGTCCTAAGAACGCTTTCTCTTAATTTCATACAGTTCCCTCTCTAGCTTCTTAATTTTTTTCTCAAGTATCTCAATTCTCTTCTTTAAGAATTTGTGTTCTTTGTAGAGCAAAGACATTAACGAAATTACTACCGAGATTAAAATTGTGTTCAAATTAGGGTCTAAGTTAAAGATTGCCATATGCCATCATCTCGTACTGTAACCTTTTCTGTTGTCTCAAATCTTCTAATAGAAGAAAGTCAATCACTGACGCTATTAATGAGCCAATAACGATAGCTATTATCGTCATCACGAGTTCGTTCTTCATTTCTTCTTACGCCTCCTTAACGCTAATTTGTGTAGAGTAAACGCTAGTTGAATCTGATGTTTCCTATGGTCTGTCAATTCGTTTTTGTGCTTTTCATAAAATTCGCGTAATTTTGTCCATGCTATGTCGCCGTTAGACTTCAATAGTTCAGGATGCTCTTTTTTCAACCATCTCTTTAACGCACCTTTGTGCTTTATTGCACGTTGAATCCATTCATCTTCTCTCCTAGCCATGGCTATCACCAGACGGAAACCGAAAAGTCACTCATAATTGTACAATTAGATATTGCCTTCCCAAATAGTATGTTGTAATTCCCACTCTGATATTGATATATTAATTGATATTGCCCTTGAATTTCGTAATTTTGCTTATAAATTATATAGAAATATTGATTTGCGTTTACGTTCATATGATCACCTCAGCCTCAATCACTAAGATATTTGATAGTTCCTCACCACCCATGTGGAAAACACTATTATCTGCGTTAAAGATTGCAGTGAAGAAGTTGAGAGACCCTTGGTTATTCCCACCTTCCCATACAATTATGTATCCACAACAATATGTATTATTGGGCGTCAAAGGAGTAGAAAATGAATTTATTACAGTCTGATAAGATTGTGGGTAATTTATCAGACCTTGTAGGAATGCGGGGGCATTACCGTTGTTTACTATTTTAAAGAGATTAGGGTAGTGAGACGTTTCGAGTTGTGCATTATAAAGTGGAACTGATGGAGTGTTAAACATAAAGTAGGCTTGTTGAAGATATACTACACCCTTTACGAATCCTATCGCACCGTCAAATGCAGTTTCGCCGTTAGGAAATACTACCCCATTCCTAGCCAAATACGATACGAAAACGAACCAGTTAATGAGCTGTATGCTTCCATTGGCGGGAACTGAAATAGTAATAGTACCGCTAGCCGTATTATTATTGATAACAGCTGGCATTGTGAAAGAATTAGCACCAGTACTACTATATTCGGTAGAGCCTGAGGTTGAGCCTTGAATAGTGTATGTGACTGTTCCGCTGATCGCGTTAATGTATTGCCAATATCCTAATGAGACCTTAGAAAGTGGTGCTATAATTATGCTAGGGTCTTCATTCTCATAGTCAAATGTACCTGAGTAAGAAAGAGAGACAGTAGTACCACTTGTACCGCCGTTTATTTGAATTACATCTAGTATCTGAACTTGAGAAATTGTTACACTAGCAGTTCCACTCCCTAACGTTACATTTATCTGAATATTGTTATTGTTTGGAGAAGGAATATTCCCTACTGACCAGCCATTCGTATTTTCGCCCGTTTGGAACGCTATAACTTGTTGATTTGAAGTATTAGATATATTCACACTAGTGGCTGTTGTTCCGTTTATTAGGACTGTAATTGTGGCTGAGCCTGAAGTTGAGCCTGATGCTAGAGTTATGTATGCCCAAACGTTTATGATCAGAACATGATAGCTTTTTAGACCTTGTGTTATTGGCGTGACGCTATGTATCGTGTACTGCTTTGCTGTTCCATTAGAACTAAGCGTTACGCTCTGAGTATCGTTCACAGAATTCCCTACCCATGCGTCTAGAAATTGTCCTATAAATCTAAACTTTTTAGCCTTACACTGGTGTCCTTGTATCGCTAATGCCATTATCATCCCACCTCGTATAACAGAATAAGATATCCGCTTACAGAACTAGAATTATTATTCGTTAAAGTTATGGAGTTTATCTGCATAAGCTTAGAGATATCCATTTCGTACTCTCCATACACGCTATTTCCGCTGTTTACATTTACTGTAAACGTTTGCTGAGTAATCATGTCTGTTAAGCTTAAGCTAGCTGTGACTGGTGCAGAAGGGAAGATTAGAAGTTTCAATTTGCCCTTGAGAGGCGTTATGTAGCCTACTGTTATATTTTGAGAAGAATTAGGATTTACGCTTATCTGCGATCTTAACAAGTCATAAGCTATCAGTCTTGTCTTCAAATCTGTGCTAACTCTTCCATAAGTTGGGAATTTTCCGTGTATCAGACCTCTAATAATCACGGTAGAACTCCCGTAAGGGCTTTGTTGAACTTGACTAGCGGGCTGAATTTCCATGTACTGTATGGGAAAATTCTCTATTATAAGATACTGATAAGGTGCTAAGACTACATTTTGAGAGTTGATATTTCCAATACTCCCGGTTACATCACTGTAATGTAATATAATCTCAACCCACAGATCACCGTCATTCAACACTACGGCGGAAATCGCTTTATCCTTTGTTCCCGTCACTTTCTGAGGGGGGGTTTCCAATGTAAGCGGTATATCAAAATTATAATATTCTACTGAAAATTTGACACTCTCAGAAACTTCTATTGTGTTACGCCCTGAATAGTCTAATGTTAAGATTTCCCTCATCTGTTCCACCTAAAATTATGCCTTGGCTATTAGTACCACAAATAGAATTATGACTAGCACAATCACAATTAAGAGAATTGTGAATGGATTGAATATGGTTGTAAATGTCTGTCCTAGCCCGAACATGTAGGGATTATAACCAGTGTATGGCGAATAGGGAACTGACCCAAAATATTGAAGGGGATTTAAGGGCTGTCCGCCATAATTAGCCACTTGCAAACTATGAATTGCACTACCTATACCTAGCCCCGCCAATGCAGACCCTGCACCAATACCACCGCCAATTAATGCTATTTTGCCGGGCGTAGTTCTGTATGCTCTTTCTAAAGCATCAGCTAAATGTTCATAAGCGTCTGACGCATACTTTGCTATTCTGTCAAACGCGTCAAAGATTGTCATTTCGACCCACCACTGCTACCATGGCTCTTCTTCTTCTTATGATGCTTATACAACACATACGCGATTATCGTTATGATGATGACAATGATTATAATCCATACCCACCACGGCAATCCTAGGAAACCGCTACTTCCACCTGGTAGTGGAGATGATGGAGATGGTGAAGAGGGATATGGTGAAGATGGAGAACCGCCTAGCAATGGGCTAGAGGGTAATCCTTGTGGTAATGGGCTAGAGGGTAATCCTTGTAGTGGGGATGATGGAGAACCGCCTCCACCACCTCCACCACCGCCTCCATGGAATAATAAATATCCTAGCCCTAGACCTCCTCCAGCTAGCCCTAACCCTATTCCTAACTTCTTTAGGAATCCCTTAATATCTCTTTCCGCTAGCCCGAAATCTGCTTTGATTCTTCTTATGAAGTCAGGATGGAGATCTATGTTATATCTCCTCCTTAGTATATCTCTAATGGCATTTTCGTCTAATCGTTCTTTTGCATAATTTCTTATATCCTCCAATATCCTTATCTGAGTTGGTTCATCCAGTCTTGCAAATCTTTCTATTCCCTTAGGTTCTCCTCGCAGTATCCTGTCCAATTCATCGCCAAGAGTTCTAGCTTCTGTATCTATTTCCCTTCCGATTGAATCGAATATATCGAATAGACCCATTTACATCACCTCACCAAGAGTACAATTATAATAATGAATATTGCAATTCCAACCCACAAAAGCGGATTAGAAAATAAACTACCTTTAGAACTTGTAGTGGAACTTGTTGAAGTGGATTGAGTAGTTGTGGGTTGAGTTTGTGCTGTTTGAGATGCTAATGCTGAATAGTATTGAGCTTGAGGCGAATAAGGATTTAGAACGTCAGCACTCTGAGAGGACTTTGGTGTACCTCCACCACCACTAACCGGTGATATATATGGTGGTAATGATGGGTTGGAGGGAGATTGGGATGATGGGGATGTTTGTTGTTGTGTACCTCCAGTAGTTAGCAATGAACCCGCCAATGGTGCACCTATTGCTATTCCTAGGAGACCATATGTAACGGGCTTTGAATGAAGTATACGGTTCACTTTTCCAAAGAAACCTTTTATACCTCTTCCTAGCCCGCCTAAATCTTTGCCTAACAAGTTTGCTATATCGCCTTCAGTATATTCTCCTACTTTTATCAGTCTCCCATCAGTACCCACAATAAAATGCTCTATCTTCCCTAAACGTTTGTCTACGTTTAAAAGATGTGTAACAGCATCTTCAATTATTATACCAAGTTTATTTCCCAAATCATGAACAGCTGTAACAGTAGCATGCATGTCTTTCGTAATTAATTTTCCTAGATAATCTAGCTCGTGTGGGAAAATGTCTATGTGTGGCAAATGAATAGGCGGGAGATAAAGAAGATGTCTGATTACCGGTGGTGTTCTGATTGGAGGTGGATGGATGTCTACATGAGGGAACTTAGGTAATGGAAGAATGAAAGGTTTAGGTGGGGGAGGAATTGGTAATCCTACCGCTCTTGGTGCGGGGAAAGGTGGTACTTTTGCAATGGGTGAAATTACTCCACTTAATCGTTTTGCTAGAGTATTCCCTATAACATTTACTCCTTCCTCTACGGGTTTTTTCACTGCTTGTATTACGTCTCCTATTCCGGCAATGTCTAGGACACCGAATGCTATATCACTAGCTTTATCCCCTATAGATTCGTTAGGGTGAGCGAATAGATGACCGAAAGTACCGCTTATAGGGATGGTATTGGCGATTACGGAACCACCAGCTTTTGCTAACTGCCTCCCGCTTCTGACACCTAAATTATATGGTATGTTAAAGAGGAATCCTTTAGTTGAAGTATTTTCTGCTCTTTGCACAGCCTGATTGAATGGAATAAATCTCCCGGTCTTGACAAAATGCCCTAATTCGTACCCCGCACCTTCAGCACCCTTGAGTAAATCAGTAGCACCTACTTTAGATAATTTGTATGCTGTAGCTAAACCACCCGTGATGCCTTGAACTACATCATGCCCAATATTTGCTAAATCATTTCCTATTTGATTAAAAATTGAGAAAAAACCGCCCGTAAAAAATCACCTTATTATTCTATTATATAGTATGCTACAAACACAGAGTTTACTTGATCGCTGTTAGAGAGTGCTATATCGTATTCTATTGAATCGCTTTCTTCAACTGCTAACCCGCCTCTAAAGTATTTCGTATAATCAATAATTGCTGTGGCATTCGTATAAGGCGGAACTTTATATTCTGCTTGGTTCTCTGCTAGAATTGATTGCCATGACATGTCTATAATGTCGGTTGGCATTCCTTTCAAAATCTTCAACTTATATGCCGTGGGGTCATTATTGTTGATACCGCTATTGTTATTTATTACGTATATTAGCTGTCCGAGATAAATATACCCCGGCTGGATAAATTGTACATGCACGGGCGTTTGACTAGCGGGAACGTTTGGAACTTTATATTCGATTACAGACGGAACCATCAATCCTTTCGGTAAGCCGTCTTTATTTAGCCCGAATGGATACCTTCTCACTACTTCTTCTGCTGAAAGGTCTACATATTCTACTGATATCACGAATGATGCGTTAACAGAAACCCCGGATGGAAGGAAATTGGCGGGGGTGGTGATTATAAGATCGAATGAGCTAGCATATCTGGCGGGGAATTCGTTTTTGTCAGCAAATCTGAGCGTATACTTTACATATAGATTCACAGATGAGTTAGCACCTACTGAGGAATTGGGTTGTGGAGTGCTAGGATTCTGACCCTGAGTCTCGTAGTATTCAAGTATACCTAATCCCGTTCCGCTAACGTCATAAATCACTTTGTTACCGTTGTAGACAAGTCTAATCTCAGAGACTAAATTATATGGGAATGGTTGACCGGGTAATGTTACTGCTGATGTGTTTGAGTTTGTTATAGTACCAGTGAGGAGTACTTCTATTTTTTTCACGAAAGCGTTTCTTGGGATGGCTATGCTTATTGTCTGACTAGGATTATAGGCGTATGTTTGTTGTAAAGTAATTTTATAGGGTCTAGCCATTCTTTCTCACCTCTTAGATGACTCCTATGAGTCTGGCTACCCATAGTCCTATGACTACTGCTACTATCATTAGAACGAACCCTAGAGCTAGTTCTGCTAGTTTTCCCATGGGTCTCAAAATAGCCTTCTCATTTTTTCGCTTTAAAGATGATTATCGTTAAGAAAGAAACCTAACGGAAATTTCTTATTTTTTCAAAGAAGAAGTAAAAGCCCTTAACTTTTTTGATGAAAAAAGATTTTTCTTTGATTGAAATTTCTGAAATTATTGACTTATCACCTTACTGTTCAAATACTTCTTAATCTCCTCCACAAGAGTTAATGCGTCTTGATAGTTTTTGTTACCCTCCACATGTGCTGTGTGATGGTACCGTGGTATCATCCCTAAAAAATCTACAAGAACGCTAGGGGCATTAGGGTCATTCATTATGTCATAGATAGTGCTATATGTCATCTTTATTTCATATAATGTTTTTGAGTCAATTCCGGTCGTGTCTAAATGCAATAATAAAATTTCAAAATGTGCATAGTTCTTACTAATCGAAACGAATAGGGAGAATTCAATGTAATCACCGGCGGGTAATCTGTATACTAACTTCCCTTGGGATTTTTTACTGTAGATTGGTTTTAGAAAATGTTTCTTGTTAATGTCAAATAATAACTCATGTCTAATTGTATTGCTTAAATGCGTACTGTCTACTTCATACTCTACAATTTTCTCTGTTTCAATCATATTTATCACCTAACCGTATATGATTTCTAACATATTTAAAATCTTTTCGCATTCGTCAAAAGGTAGACTTTCTTCTTGTAATCTTACGACTGTTTCTATTGAGTATCCTTTAGTATCTTCTTCTAACATTTCATAACAGTTAATCTTAGGACACCCCTTATTACACACTATATAAGGATTGATATAAAAGGATTCTTATACGTTCAAATGGGTTTGTGAACTACGATTTTTTGTGAGTTTACGTCAAAAACAACAAAATAATATTGTTTAAGGCTAGGAACTAGGTCAGCCACTTCACGTGAAATATATTTCTCAATCCACATTCGTTCACGTGGTTCTCTAGTGTTGAATAAAATGATAATATCGGCGTTTTTGTACACCAAAGGGTTAAAATCATAGACCCTTTGTGAGGCTAAAATAATTCCTAAGTTAAAATGTCTATTTTCTCGTATTACTTCGCTCTGAGCGGAAGGCAATTGACGCCTTTGAAAATGATGATGAGCCTCATCTATTACGAATAATGTATAACCAAAACGCTGACCATGACGCTTAGTAAATTCCCAAATTTTCGCAAAACTAGCATCTGATGCCTCTTTATCATAGATGACAACTTTAGGATATCTTTCTATATCATTATAGAATTTCGCATTATATCCAAATCTTGAATATTCTGAGGAAGTTCTTTCCATGACGTGGTCATCAACTACTAAGGAATTGTTTATGACCCTAGTATAAGCTGGAATAAAATAATTCTTAATTAGGTAGGATTTGCCTGACCTCTTTCTTCCCACAATTACTATAATATCATCCGCTTTCATGGAAGGTCACAAGTCTCTAGCGTCAAACTCTGCTTCTAACGCACTTTGGAAAGTCTCATTCCTTACGCATGCTAATATTAATAATTTAGTATATTGCCCAAAAGTCATAACGTATCGTAAGTCTTGGTCTTCCTTTGATGCAATCTCAGCACTTTTCTCTATAGCCTCTATGAAATCTGAAAGCTTTCGGCATGATTCCGGTAGTTTCTCCTTTTCTTGTTCTAGTTTCTCAACTTCCTTCCAAACACTGCCCGGTATCATATTCCTTATTATATTAATAAGGAAATCCGGCGGAAGTGAGACCATGTTAATCACCCTCTTGATTGATACGCTTGTTGATACGCTTGATAAAGTTCTAGGTCTGGTGGTAATTTCTTATTACCCTCCTCCTCTTCTTTCTTTTGCTCTTCTTCATCTACTTTGTAAGCGTTAATGATACGCGATATGTCTATAGTTACCGCCCCACCTAGTGAACCGAAAAGGATTAGTTTTTTGATGGTTTCATTTTCGAGTAGACCGCTTTCTTTTAAGACTTCATAAAACATGCTACCTCTCTCAAAGATATCGCTCTCTGGTATTATGTCAGTAACCTTATAGTTCTTCTTGTACTTGACATTAAGAACCATGACGGGAATTGATAGAGCTGACATGTATAAGTACCCTACCATCTTGTCAGTTATTTTAATCTCTAGCTTTGGTTTTTCCTCAGGTGTAGGCGTGATAACTTCTTCTTCTCCTTCCGTTTCTTCTTTTTCAGGCTGTGGTTGTTGTTGAGGTTTCTCAATTTTAAGAGGCTCTTCTACTTGTTCTACTTTCTCCTTTGCTTGATCTTTTTGTAATTGTGACTTTACAGCCCTAAAGTATCCGCCCGGGTCTTTTACCTTCCACCAACTACCGATTGATTGTACTATACAGTCCTCACTTACACCTAAATCCAATAGTCTTTTTATGACTTCTTTTCTGTACCCTTTCTTCCCTAGTTTATCTTTTAATTCCTTTATATTGATCTCCTGACCGTTATAGGATATCCTTTCCGGTTCTATAGGGCTATATGCCCACTGCTCACATTGAGCCTTTGAATCGCTTACTAGTAAAGGTTCACTCATTACTCTTCCCCGTAGGGATTATAACGAGATCAATCATGATTTTTGGAATGACGAATAGAACCTCTAGCCCACTATATTCACCTATTAACGTTAATGACTCATTATCCTCACTCTCCAAGACACCACCATATGGAAAGCCGTTTACAATTACGTAGATCATTTTTCCGATATACTCCTTAAAGTTCATCAGAATCCCCCACTGAATAACATGAATACTAGAAGTATGAGTAGTATAAATAGACCTATGAGCAATCCTACAAATCCCCAATCTATGCCCTTTTCTTCTTGAAGTTGTTGAGGTTCTTGTTTAGGTAGTGCTTTTGGTTTCGGCTTTCTCTCCTTATATACGATAATGTACTTCTCTTTTTCTTTTGGTTTCTCTTCTTCTTCTTTTTTCAACTCTTCTAACACTTCATCTATCTCATCTTTCTCTTGTTCTTTTTTCTCTTCTTCTTCTTTTTCCTCAACTTTCTCCTCTATTTGCTCATTCTTTTCCTCGTCTTTTTGAACTTGTTCACTCATACGCTTAAACTTTTTTCATTTGCTTATTTACATTTGATTGACATTTTTTAGTATGATTTTTATAATACGATACGAGAGTATGACGTTTTTATTAAGAAAAAACCAGAGTTAAATTTAAAGTTAGAGAGTCTAAACTGAAAGTATGAAAATAAGACTAGAATTAAGACCACTAGTGTATTTTACATTAAAGGCAATACACCTAAATGGTGGGAAAGCTACGCCGAAAGAACTCCACCAATTATTAGAGGATAAATTCGGACTAGGGCGAATTAGTGATGGTAGTCTTTATAACGCGTTAATGCAATTAACATACTTAAATCTTTTAGAAAAACATAATTCAACTTTCGTTCTTACAGAAGAGGGCAAAAAAGAGTTTGAAAGATTAGACAGTTTCTTTAAACGTATCGTGTGTCTCTAAAAATTTTTTAAGATAGCACCATATAATCTTCTGGTCTATCCTTTTCCCGTATTTTCTGTAATATGCACTTTGAATTTCATACAATTTGAGCTTTATCTCGTATGGTACGTAAAAGGCTTGTTTGAGCTTTTCATTGCATTGTACATTTTGTAACTCATCTATATTAATATCATGTTCAAACAATGCTATAATTAATTTCGCCTTACATTCCCTACTTTTACCACAAACTGATTCTAAATATTTTACTAGGGATTCGGGTATCACGCTATTGCTGTACATTATTCAGCACCCTACCCATTTTGAGAAGAATCATATCAGTTCTTGTAACTTTAAACTTCTTAGCTTCCTCGTCTAATTTTTGCAATTCACTCTGCTTTAGTCTAAATGAAACTACTTGCAATTCACTCTGCTTTAACTTGTCTAATGTTAGGAGATCTCTTTCAGTTATGCATTCTATTTCCTCATCTAGACTTTTCCTTAAAAACTCTGAAAAGTTCTTATATTTCTCATCCAGCGATTTCCTAATCTGTTTGTTCATTTTGAAAGAAATTGTATAACTTGGTTCATCAAAAAAAATCTCATACTCTGTCTCACTTAGTTTAATCACCTTCTCCATCTCCATCTCCAGTTTAAAATTAGAGTTAGAGATTATAAATTTATGGGTATTACTTTGCTTTACTAGTTATCCTTTGTTTAAGGATATGTCCTAACTGAGTTAGCTTTTCTTCAATATTCTGTGAAATCTCTGAAATTTGTGCTAATGCTTTGTTTATTTCTGTCTTTATATCTTCTGACGTGAATGATTTTAGATTATTGAGCGTTTTGATGAAATCGTCTTCAATATTTTTTAGCTGATCTATTTTATCGCTTAATTCTTTGATTATTTCCCCTATCATCTTATATTTCATGAACTCCTTAACTTCCGCTTCCAATTCCTTCTTTTGAGCTTTTAGTTTCTCTATTTCGAGTTTTAGTTTTAGCTCTTGGTCAGCACTCTTTATATTTGCCTTTACATAGCAATCAGAGCATAAGATAGAATGCTCGGTAGGGTCATAGAAACATGTTTCACCTATTTCCACACTTCTACCGCATTTCTTACATTTAGCATTTTCATATTTATTCAGTATCTTCTTTAAGCCTTCAGCTTTCCCACCTTTCTCATATTTTTGTAGAAGGAAATTTATCAATTCGTTATATGAATCAAAATTGTACATAGCCATTAAGGCTCTTATTTTCTCGGCATTCCGCCCTCTAATAGACACGTTTATATGAACTATATCGTTTCCCTTCTCATCAGCCATAAAGACACCTAGAAAACGTAAACTTTGTACAATTGCCCCGAGTCTAACACGTATACAATATCGTAAGGATCGTATTTGTAATTCTCTATCATTTTGACTTGAATATCTTTGACTTTAAAATCTAAAGATAGTGTGTTATGATAGTATAATGTCCTTTCTTTCGTTGAATAGATATCTTCTTCAAGTTTTCTAAAATCTGATTTTACAAAAACTATTTCCAATTCTTGTTCTTGATCTAAAAAAAATTGAGAAGGCTTAATACTATTTAACAAGATCACGCGTTTAAAGTCTGCCATGTCACTCCAGTTTAAAATCATTGTTAGAGATTATAAAAAGCTTTACCATAATCTATTTATGTTTTTTAAGATACGTATCTAATGAATTTTGTTGGCGTGTATTATTGCTTTGTTGTTTTAATAGTGTAAGTATCTCATCTATTTTCTTCTCTAATTTTGAGATTTCAGTGCATCCTTTATATTCTCTTAACAATTTCTTAAAGCACCGTGAGACGCTAAGATTAGGGCATATCTCTTCTATTAGTTTTGCGTCTTCATCATTAATGTAAATTGTTGATCTTCTGTTCAAGTCTATCTACCTTCTCCTTTAGTTCAATTAGCATCTGTAGGATAGCATACAACTTAGCTTGTATGTCAATATCTGTCTTTTCCATTTTGGTTAGGACTAACTTTTTTATGCATGTAGAGATCGGTGTTTGATCGCATATTTGGGCTAATTTTTCCTCTTCTTTTTTATTCAAGTAGATCGTGACCCTCATCTCTAGTTTAAAGTTAGAGAGTTATGCTATAAAAAGTTTCGTGTGAATTGACGTATGAGTTTATGATGAGTATTTGTATGTCACTTTGTAGTGCATATGTATGTCATTTGTATGTCATTTTGAATTTTGCTTGACATATAAAATAACATACATTCGTAATCTTTGTATGTCACTTTGTATGTTACTATGATGACATAGTGTATGAGTATCTTATTTTTACGGCGTAAAAAAACGTATGTCATCACAGTAGTCATATAACAAGAGAAAATTCAATTCTACTCATTCATATTTTTGGTATCTCAAGACCTCAGAAAATCCCCTACATGAAACCATTGCACCGTAAGATAATACCAAAACTAGGGTAATACCATAGGTTGAGATTTCCGCAAAAGAAGGTTTTGGTATCAGTTTAAGGGGGGTGATTTTTCCCCCCATTTTTTCCCCTAAAAGTTTAGGTAAAAGTAGGGTTTTTTATCGCGGGTCTGCTTTTCCAGATATGCCATCTGGTACAGGGACTGTAGGCACTAAGGGTACAGTCGTCCACGGTATAGATTGCCAGAATGGCTCAGTACCTGGATTACCCAAATTAATTTGCGCGTTAGGCACATAATAGAC